GTAGGGCATCACCGACAGACGTTGCAAACGCATCCCAGTCTATTGTTTCCATCCAGTCTGACAACTGCTGTAAAAATCCCATAACAGTAGGTGCAAGTTTTGAACCTACTTTTGTAAGGATATTTTCAAACAATGCCTGTACTGAACTCCATGAACCTGATATTGTAGTACCTGCTTCAAGTGCTGTTGTTCCGGTTATACCTAAGTTATCCTGAATCTTGTGAATAGCTTCAATCATTTGGTCAAACGTTACGTTATCCAAACTTTCAATCTTTTCACCAAGTACACCTGAATCATTTATCAATCTGATCATTTCAGACTGTGTACCACCATAACCAAGTTTCAGGTTATCCAACATCGTGTAATTTTGCTTTGCAAAACCCTGATAAGCGTCCTGTATAGAACCTATGTCAGTACCCATCTTGTTAGCGTTATCTGACATATCTGTGATAGCAAGGTTGGTCAGTTCAACTGCTTTTGCAGTATCACCGCCAAGACCCTGAATCAGTGAAGCAGCAAATGACGTTGCTGTATTCATGTACTGATTTGAACTCATCCCGGCTGTCTTATATGCCTTTTCAGCATAGTCAATCAGTTTACCGGAACTGTCTTTGAATAGTGTTTCAACACCACCAACCAACTGTTCATATTCAGCATAGTGACCAACCGCTGATTTTGTCACATCTGCCATTTTTTCAGCTAACTGTGTACATCCTGAAATTACTTTTGTGATTGCTGTAGATGCTAAATTCGCAAGCGTGGCTTTCCATGTCGTAAATCCACTGTCTGCATTCTTGGCAGCTTGTCCGGCATCTTCTACTGAATCACCTGCACCATCTGCCTTTTTATCAACATCTTCCAGTGTTTCAGCTGTGTCCTTTGCAGACTTTGAAACCTTTTCAATGTTGTTCACCGCATCAGCGTAATTGATCGTTATTTTTCCGACCAACGAAAAAATATCCAACGATTAGCCACCCCCTTTCAACGGTGGCACGAATCCATTCAGAATTTTATTTGCCTTTTCCACCTGTAACTTAATCTGTGCATTGTTCATTGTCGGTTCAGTTTGTTCAGTCTTTTCAACTTTCGGTGCTGTACTCATAAACCGCTGTTTAAATTCTTCAAAATTTCCAACATCATCAGCAAGTGGGTTTGCTGTGATTGCACAGTATAAGTCCCACTGTTTATCTTCATTGTCCTGTTTCAGGACTGTTCTAACAGTAGCGTCTAATTTCCCCCGGCTGATTGCTTTATCTAAATAGCTGTAGGGGTTACCATATCTACGGTTGCAGCATTCATCGAATCGTTCTGTTCCGTACCCACTAATTCGGCAACACCCTCGAAAAAATCCATAAGATCATCTTTCTTAGCAAAATCTTTCACCATGACAACAAACTGTTTCAGCTTGAATTTCTTCACATCATCAGCAGTAACCGCTGTACCGTTGTCCCACTCCATACAGTTAGCAAAAAACTTACAGATTTCATTTCTTGCCTTTGAAATGTTCTTGATCAGAATGCCACACACCTTCATAGCAATGACAATACCAACTTCTTTCATATCTGTACCGGATTCCTGCAACTGCTGAATCTCGTCTTTGTCAAATGCACCAATGACCTGTTCTACTCCGATAACTGCAAGAACCTCACAAAAGTCAAATGCGTTATCAACTGTTAAATCCTTAAATCTGAAATCTGCCATGATTATTTATCCTCACTTTCTTTTTTCGATCTGTTTCTTCTACCACCTTTTGCAGGTTTATCCTGTTTTGGTGCAGATGTTTCTTCATGTTCAACAGGTTCAGTCTGTTCACTTGCTGTTTCCTGTTCCTGATCTTCTACCTGTTCAGCAGATACAGCAGGTGTTTCCTGCTGCACTACTTCATCAGAAATATCAACCACAAACATTGAATTTCTGCAAATCTCTCTTCTGTCATATCCAGTTTTTCACCGATCACATGACCTTCACCTGTGTACTTGTCTGTATATTCTCTTACTACTACAACTCGCATAATTCACACCCCCCTACACAACAGCGTTTGGATAGTAAATAGCAATATCCAACTTGTTTAAGCTGTCGTTTTCAAGATCAGCTGTACACTCAAACTTGACAGCAAATGTTGTCTGTTCAGCATTCTTTGTCTCCAGTTCAAATGCTTCTGTACAGAGTGCATTCGGTAAAATGATAATTACATTTTTACCGCTTGAAAGTGTTCCAACATAGGCAACATTTTCAAGATAATCTGCTTCTGTGATGTTTTCCTTAGATACATATTTGACATAGGTTGTATCTTCGGAAGTGGATTTTACAAGGTGTAACGCACTTACAAGAATATCTTCTGTAAGTTCTGTCATCTGACCTTCAAGTGTGGCAGATTCACCAACCTTCTGCTTGCTGACACCCTTGATCAGTACAGTTGCACCGTCCACCTCAACATCTAACCACTGTGCTTCATAATTGAACTTAAGACCACCGGAAGTTGCACCAAGTGGTGTACCAGTCCAACCGTTGCTTGATTTTTCATACTTAAGATTTTTGTAAATGACACCTGCACCCAAGATCATATTCTTGATAGTTTCAGATGTAATACCATGCTTTTTTAAGCCCATTCTTTTATGCTCCTTTCCACTCATTTGTGTTAAGTGTTATCGTAATTCTAAAAAGATCTTCTTCACCTGTTGGAATCATTAAACCGTTCCAATAGGTAATAAAAAAAGCAGTTCCTTCCTGAACTGCCCTTAAATCTTCAAATTCTTTTTTTAGTTTGTCATTTATTTCTGCAAGCGGTAGTTTTGACCCCCTTGACCAACCATCAAGTGTAAACACACCGCCTGTATATCCGTCCTCTAATCTGTGTTCAGTTTCGTTAAACGAACCAACAAAATAGGGGTAGCTGATTTCACCTGTCCATTCACCAAATTCATAGGGAATACCAAGTTGATCAAGCTGATCAGAAATAAAACCAAGCATATCAACCATAATTAACCCCCTAAATTCTGTTTAATGACATTTACAAGCTGTTTCTTTATCTTTGGGGCTACACTCTGAAATGCTTTCGTGAGTGGTTGTCGTGGTGTTTTTCCGTAAGTATGGTAAAATTTACCGTCTTTCTTACTCTCATAAACCCAACCGCCTTTTCTTCCGTCACCATGTAGTGCATATTCACCAGTACCAAATTCTTCCCAAATCGCATTTTCAAGGTCTGAACCTACAGCAACAGTTGATTCATCTTTCCCTTCGTCAACCATATACTTGTAAGACCCCTTTGTTTGTCCGGTATCAACCCGGCTGTTTCTTTGGGTCTGTGCCTGTATTTCACCGCCTGCTTCGTGAAGGAATCCAATAACCCCTTCCGATAATGCAGCTTTAATTTTTGCTGTGTTATCTGTAAATTCAACTGACATACTACTGACCCCCTATAAACCTAAGATAGATTTCTAAATGATCATGCATATTCATAGGGTCATCAATCAGAAGGATTTCATACACTTCACCATTTACAACCATTCTTGCATTGTCACTTGTTACATCAACGGTTTCCTGTTCTTCCGTTTTACTGATCACACCTGTCAGAAAACTGAATGGATTCCATACCCAGTCAGTTGACAGGTTTTTCAGATTGGTAAAGTCACACAAGAAAATGTGTGTACTTTCCTGAATCTTGGCATAAAAAGTTGTATGCTTTGAATCACCTGTTGATAAATCCAACCAACCTAAGATTGATGTACAATCAACCCATGTGTTTGTACGCTCACCTATAGCATTTTTAGCACCGTTCTTTTTTACCTGTAACAATGCTTGAATGTTACCGCCAACGCTCATATAACTAGAATCTAGCCTTTATATAAGGCTTTAAGAATCCAAGTAGAGCAACAGGATAGCCCATAACCTGATTATTAGCGTCCTGATCAAAGTAAGTCACACTGTATCTTGACAGCGTTTCAGACTTGACCCCGGTTTTCGGTCTGTTCTTAATATCCCACTTAAGCAGTTCAAGCACACCTGCACGAACATCAGCAGGATATTCCACCTTAGTGATCAGGTTTGTACTTTTGTACAACTCCTGATCAACTCTGATGAAGTCCTCACCAATTTCAGTGATTGTATACAGTCCATCATTCACCATTGACTGTGAAATCTGAACTGTATCACCTACTTTCAAATAATCTGACGTTCCTAGCAGTCTGTTACCCAAACTGTCAGCAGTGAAGCGAACAAACCGATTCTGAAAATTGTTATTAGTGTATGCTCTGATCATAAGTTCAGCAGCGTTCAGTTTTTCTTCAATCACCTTTTCATTTTGCACAGCAAATTCAGGTAATTTCATTACTTCATCAACTGCTAATATCATCAGATCACCCTTTCTTAGACAACTGCTGTACCAACCTTGGACTTGATAAGACCCATCTTAACATTCTTTGTATTGAACTTAAGGCTGTAGTTTGCAGACTTACCAAGTTCGGCATAAGTCGGTGATTCTTTTGCAATCTGATCAACTGCTAAAGAAAGACCATTCGGATGCAGCACCTTACCCTGCTTGGTGTAGAACTTGTCAATACCTGCGGATGCTTCCGGGTCATAGTTGGTTGTATACTGATTTTCATAGTTGTTCTTATCACAAGATAAAAATGCACCCTCACCAAACAGATATGTGCTGTAAACCGCATCTGTACCTGTTCCGGTAGCTGTAAATCTGTCAGTTACAAGTACGTGTTTACCTGCGATAGTTGGCAGTGTAATTTCTTTCTGAATCACACCATTGACAACATACTTATCATAGTCAACCATTTCCATTTTCTTGTACTCTTTGAAGATCATGGAATGCATAACCATCAGACCAAGACCACCTGCCATATCACCAAGTGCTGCCTGTTCTGCATCGTAAATTGTACCTGCTTCAATGTTTGTCTTAGTACTTTTAGTAAGATCAAGTACATGATCACTAAGTGCTGCAACTGCCAATACTGCCTGTGCAATGTTCATCAGTTCTTTTTCCCAAACCTGACCATAATAACCTGCAATCTTATTTCTGATCAGTGTCATAGGGTCAGCACCAGTTAATTCCTTTGTGAAGTCTTTAGCCTTGAATGCTTTCATTCTCTGAATAAGCATACAAGTCTGTTTGTCACCGCTGATTTCAACAGGTGTGTTGTTTGTTTCACCATCGTTGTTCAGTGCTTCCATACCGCTTTCATTTGCGTCAATCGGTTTATAAATTGGAATTGTTGCCACGTTTCCATGCTCACCGATTAAGTCCATAATAGAACTGTCCTGCTGTACAATACCGGAAGCAATAATTGGTGTAGTCCAATAGTCAGCTTCCTGCATCATTCCGGTAAATACTTCTTCATCAAAAGCAAAACCGCCAAAATTTCCTGTTCTTGCCATTTAATTCACCATTTTAACCTTTCTTAGTGTACATTTAACTGTTTGAATAACTCCGGGTTTTCCTCTTTGAGTTTCATTCTTTCGTTGTAACCCATTTTAAGGAACTGTCCTTTGGTAACTGTCTTGTCTTTATCTCCACCCGGCAGGTTGTTTTCAAGAATCTTTCTGTTACCACTCTGCTGCTGATTGCCATTGGATGCTTCAAACATGGTAGGATGCTGTGTTTTAAGACCTGAAATCAGATCATCTTCACCTTTGATTTTTCCATCATCACCAAGTTTGATTTCACCTTTTTCCTTTGCCTTGAATACAAGATAATCAACATCAACCGCACCTGCTGCAACCAACGCAAACTTCAATGCATTCTCTGTTTTCAGTTCTGCATTCTCTTTCTTAAGGTCTGCAATCTCTGTTTCATATGCAGTAATTTTCTGCTGTGTTTCTTCGTCTTTCCCGGCTGACTTTTTCAGTTCTTCAATCAGGTTATTAGCCTTTGACAGTTCTGTAGTCTTACCGGAAAGGTCAGTTTCAAGATTAGTGTATTTGTCCTTAGACACATAACCACCATCAGTAAGATTGACCATCTTGATCAGCTTCTCTTTGTTCTTTTCATCACCGTTATAGGCATTGATAGCCTGTACCAGTTCATCATAGGTGATAGCCTTATCACCAAAAAATGCTTTTAAAAATTCCATGTTCTTCTTCCTTTCTCCGTTACGTTTTTATATCCGGTGTCACCGGGAACGGTCAACAGTTTATATCCCATGTTGCAGGGGTCATTTCAGCAGCAGTTTAAACGTCATGAGCCTTTTTCGGACAAAATAAAAGACACCCTTGCGGATGCCTTAAAAATACTATTTAACCCATAGTTGGGAGATAATCAGGATCACCATACCTTTCTACAGTACCAAGTGAATGTGCAACGCTTTCATGTTCCTTTTATCCCCCTTTCTGACCTTATATAACGGTCATATAGGTAATAAAAAAGCAAAGGTGCAGAATTGTATACCTTTGCTTTTTAATCTCTGTCTTTGAAGAAATCAGCCCAGTATGGATTTTCTTCATCAAATATTTTTTTCTGTTCGTCAGTCAGTTCATGTGGGTAATCTCTGAACATATTGAAAATATGTTTTTTGTCAAAACTAAATAACCACTCACCAACTTTTTCATGATCGTCCACCCACCATATTTTATCATCAGGGTTATTTTTATAAAATTTACTTGGTTGTGCCATATTGTCCTTTCTTCTGCTCTGAATCAGCAGTATTTATATACCCTAACAACCGTTTGAAGTCATCAGTATTGAAATCTGAATCAGCAATATCTATCATTCCATGAATCTCTTGTGACCACTTGTTTGATTTACTTGAACAACCAAAGCGGTTTACCAGTGTATAACGAACATTACCGTTAAAATCATGCCACCCACTCTGTGTAGGTGATTGAAGTTCTAAATATTGCAACACATCATCAGTTGTTTTCCTAACTATTGCTGCATGACGTCCAACATAAAGATAATATTCTTTTCCGACTTCACATTGTTTCAACAGATTTTTCCCAACAGTTGCGGTACACGCACCTTTGGCGGTTATTTTTTTAATACCCTTAGTTTCAAATAATGATTTCAGGTTATAGGTATTTGAAAAGAAACTCTGACTTTCTCCACCACGGAAATCTAAAACATTCCACCCCTGTTTTTGTCCTATATACGCAAGTCCCAAAGATGCACATGAACCACCAGTAAGGTCACCACCTGATAAAGTCTTTATGATTTCATCAGATGTCATTTTTATTTTTTGATTTTCAACAGCATTGTATGGTACTTTCAATCTGTCATTCAATGTTTTGAAAAATGCATCATATGTTGAATCATCTGAACCTTTCGGTTTAGATAGTGTTTCTACTTTCATTGTATCAGCATTGTCAGGAAGTTTCAAATATTTCTGTTTGAAGTCCTCAAAATCTTTTGTTTTATCCAATCCAAAGAATGTTGCACGTTCCTGTAATGTCTTTAGTTCATCATCGTCTAAAGCCCATTTTGCACGTTGCAGCAGACAGCACCGACAGTTACAAACGTTCCTTGCAGAACCGCCAACACCAGGTGCTTGCATTTTCTCACCGCCAACATCAAACGGTTCATCAATCTCCCTGATCTGTCCGTCACATTCCCGGTGTTCGTCCCTTGTCCGTCCGTCAAGTGTGGAATCCCACTGTTTGACTATATCAGCACCTTTTTTCTTTGCCCCATGCTGACCGTCAAGGGCTGCTTCATTCTGTATTCTATGTCCTTCCGTCCGGGCAATCCGTATTGCATTGTTATATGCTTTACGAAAAGGGCTGTTCATACCCTTGGCAATTCTTAATGCCATTTCATTCCATGTTGAACCGCTTGCAATCCCTCTTGAAAGTTCAGCACGAATTGACCGCTTAAGGTAACCAACATCTTCACCAAGTTTGGTGTACAGACCGCTTGACAGTTTACTGTTGGTTTTCAATGCTTTGACAACCTGATCTTGATGAATTGGTATTACAAGCGGTATACCTGTACTTTGCAAATCATAGAACATACCAACGTAACCGTTGATATATGACTGTTCCAAGTAATCAGCAATGGTTGTAAATTGACCTTCATGTAGGTCATAAAGCATTGCTTCAAGCTGATCAACCATCATTTGCTGATATTCCTTTTGGTATACTATACTTTGCAGATTTTCAAGGTCTGTCCTTGCAGACAGTTCCATGATTTTCTGTTCACAGTCCTTTTTTGCCCTCTCATATACAACTTCTAACAGTCTGATAACTTTCTTTTCTTCATCAAGCTGTGCTTGCTGCACTTCCTTCTGTGCTTTGTTCACCTATTCCACCACCTTCATCATCCGGTATAATAGAATCAAGATCATCTTGCACCTGCTGCACCTTATCAGCTTCATTATCCGGCAACTTGTCCTTCACATCCTCATAATCAATATCAAGAACATCACAAATATACTGAATCGTCAGATCATCACCAAAAATCTGTGCCAGTGATAACAGGGTGTTGATTTGTACCTGTTGTTTCTGTGCTTCTGTAAGTTCATTCTGTTCATTTTCCTGTTCATTACTCATTACTTCGTGGGTGAACTCAAAATAAACATCTGTGATCTGATAATCTGTACCGTTCTGCTGATTGATTTCATCAATGCACACCGCCACGATCTTACGCAAGAACCGCTTGATATTCCTTTCAAGGTGTTTACATCTAAGATCAAGCAGTGAATAGGCTGCCTTGATTGCAATATTGGTTGTTGCTGATGTATCTTTCAGACCTGACAAGTTCAGACCCATACCAAAACGGTATATGTTCTTTTCATCCAGTTCCAACTTAACCTTCCGGGCTTCATACGGTACATCTACTGTATGTACTTCAATACCACCATCTGAACCGACACCGACAATCTTTTTTGTCTTAAGATTCTGCTGCAATTCATCAAGGTTATCACCTTCAAACCCTTTGACCGCATATAATGGATGATCAAAGTCAATCAGGTTGTTGGAAAGACTGGATGCCATAAGGTCATAATCATCAATCAGGTCTTTTACTGCTTTCAGATTGCTGATCTGTTTCTTGTTATTATCCAACCGGAAGAATGGCAAGAAACCAAGTGAATCAATATAAGTATTATCATCACCATCAACCTGATACAGTATATGTGGTCTTGGATTCACCTTGGCTTTATCGTCAAGCTGTATTTCCCCTTCATCTGTCTGAACATAATAAACAACCTGTTCATCATCCCAATCCATGATTTTCTTGATTCTGTGACCTTCCTTGTCAACCCGGTCAACGTACCAATAAATTACATGGTCTTTTTCGTCCTCTGCAAATCGTGCTTCTACTTCTACAACACCGATACTGTCAGCACACGTGAATTTCAGCTTGTCGGTGCTGTCTTTCATAGCGTACATATAAGCAAAACCTTTTGTCTGACAGTCTGTAAGCGTTTCTGACAGTTCATCAATAAAATCATCGTTATTATTGAATCTTGCATCAAGTTCACTCTGTAATTCAGGCA